TCGAGGCGGCGGCATACTGGTCAAAAGCGCGGATAAAGCATAATACTAGTTAGTACCGGTCCGCGACTGGTGCCTCGAAAAGGGAGTGATAAGGTAAGCTAAGAAATAGGAGACGAAAGTCACACTAACTTAAACGGCGGTTCGATTCCGCCCACTTCCACTAAAATTAAATAAATATGAACCAAAGTAAGTACACTTGGCAACAAGAACGCCAAATGCTCGAGGATTCCTACGCACGTAGGTTATTAATCGAGTACAACATTAAAGAAATAACTACTCAAAGGCAAGCTAAAAATGGCACTAGAGAGTTTGAATTTCCTTGTCCTAGCAGACCAGGTTGGAAAAAAAGTGAGAGATTAAGATTAGCTACGTTTAAATCAGGTTATGTTAGAAGACAAAATGGTTGTCACTCAGCATATCAAATAAATCCTCAGTACACACAAAAACAACAATGGGTATCTCTTAATAGTGATGGATTGATTGAAATACACAAAGGTGAAGGTAAAGCTAGAGCCTTAATACACAATCCATTAACAAGAATGGTATACATGTTAAATTATTATCTTAAAAACTGGAAAAAATATGAGTAAAATTAAATCCGTCTACGACAAGTTATTGCCCGACGTTAAAAAAGAATTACAAGCTAGTGCTAGAAAGTACAGCACCGCTAAAAGATTAAAATACACGTTAATGTCAAAGTTAATGTGGAATGAACTTACTATCGATGAAATGAAAGATCTAATGACTTATTCAAGTATAAATAGCTACGATATGTCCTCTTTCAGCTTTATGTATGGTGATAAAATTATAAATAATGGGTAAAAAACTAATAACAGAAGATCTAATCGATCAAAGATTAGAAGCGCATGGTGTTAAATTTGATATTGAAAATGACGAAGCTTTAGTAGTTATACAAAAACACTATGATTTTGAACTAACAGATAACTGGAATGGCACACCCGACTACAGTATATACGCTGAAACTACAGCTGATGGCTATGAAGTATGGGTTACAACATCTGGTGATGGCAGAAATATATGTATAAATGAAGATGTTCACTATTACGATAATGAACTTTCAGAGAAACTAGTAGAAGCTATGACTGACTATAATGAGTTAATATACGTAGATGACCTAGAGGCTTACTATGTAGAAGACGCTGTAATGCAGGTTTATGACGCTTATGTCAACGATATTAAACAAGAAGTAGAACACGAACTGATAGAAGAAGGTTATGAATATGAACAAAACAACTAAAAAACAAGCACCTAAATGGTTTACAGGACAAATATATACGAAAGGCGACACAGTAACAAATCCTTTTTCAGGAGAAAGTTTCGATCTAACAGGGTTAGAACTGTCAATTTATGACTTTATAATGGGTTGTAATATGGTATTTGCAACTGGCTCAAATAGAGCCAATGATGAAATAATAAGGGATTTTGATAAAGCACTAAGGTGGTTTAGAAATAATAATAGTAGTGCATATATGGCATTACTAGATTAAAATTGCGCGGTAGAGCAGATGGTCAGCTCGCTAGCCTCATAAGCTAGAGGTCGGAGGTTCGAATCCTCCCTGCGCACCAATGAAATTTATAAAATATACAATAATATGGGTAAGTCAAAATCTTGCTATTCCGTTTTGGGTAGTGGGGCATGTACATTTATCTATTCACTCTTTTCACGCTTTATACGAGCTTCTTGCTAGTGTAGGTATGAATTTAATAGTATTAACCGGCTTTATTATAGACTATAAAGCACAAAACAACAAATAATGAGCACAAGAAACTTAACTATGGTTGTGAACAGAGCAGATGCTCAACACAATCACCTTGGTTTTGCTTGTAAGCCAACTTTGTTATCTGACAAAAGCTATGTAAATATGTATTTACATCATGATGGTTACCCTGAATGGCAGGGTGTACAGTTAGCTAACTGGGTGAAGCATATGCAACAAGATCAAGGATTTACTAATTTTGGCGATGCATCTCGTATAGCCTCTCATTTAGTAAAAGATTTTCATTATAACAGTCAATATTTATACCCTAGTGTAGATTGTATAGATCATCACTATACATATATATTATGGACAGGTAAACCTGATGTATGGATTAGCTGTTATGATAATTATAAAAGTGAAAATGTTTTTGTTTTACCAATAGAAAAAGTTATAGAAAAATATAACAATGAAATGGATTACACTGACTGGAACTTTTACAGACTTAATACGAATTGATTTGGATAATATATATATGACAAACGAAGAAATTGAAAAATTAGCAGAAAGAATATCTCATCTAGTACTAGAAGGCATACTTCAAGGTCAAGAAATAATAACCGAAGAAGATGAAGAGCAAGAATTACTAGCTGAGCTCGCTGCTTTAATGACACAATTAGACTTTAATCTAAAAGTAGAAGATTATAATAGATGTGAAGAATTAAAGACGAAAATAATTAAAATAGAAAAAAAATTAAATAAATTTAAATAATGCAAAAACCAATGTTAGCCCACAAGTTCGATGACAATCGAGTTGATTGGGCTCAACCGGTATACATACAACCTAAGTTGGATGGAGTTCGTTGTCTGTTTACAAAAGACGGAGCGTTTTCTCGTACCGGCAAACAATTTAAAAATCTAGCTCATATTGAGTTAGCACTTATATCATTTTTTAAGCAAAATCCAGATGTAATACTCGACGGTGAGTTGTATAATCACAAGCTTAAAAATGATTTCGAAAAAATTATATCATTAGTTCGTAAGCAAAAACCTACCGCAGATGATAGATTAGATGCTCAACATCTTGTGCAATTCCACGTGTACGATTACTTTGACGGTGTCATGTATGACAGCTATAAAACTCGTATGCAACAGCTTGTAACATCAACTATATATGATGCTCAAATCAAGTATGTACCCGCGAAGCTTGTTGATAGTTATAATTACGCTCGAGATCTTCACGTTGATTTCTTAGATCAAGGTTACGAAGGTAGTATTATAAGGCTAGATGGTCTATACAAACACGGTAGGTCTTACGACTTAATGAAATTTAAAGACTTTAGTGATACAGAAGCAACTATTGTTGGTTATGTAGCGGGTAAAGGTAAAAGGACAGGCACACTTGGCAAATTCATAATGATAGATGACGAAGGTATACAGTTTGGTTGTCCACCAGGTAAAGGTTATTCCTACAAGGATTTAGCTAATATGCTTAAGAACGTTGATTTTTATATTGGCAAGCGTGCTACCTTTACTTATTTCCAGCGAACTAAAGCAAATAGCTACAGACACCCACTATTTAAATGTATACGTAATTATGAGTAAATTAATATGGCAATTATACAACGATAACTTAATATCAGAAGAGGTAGCAAACCTATTATTAGACAAACATTACAATAGATTAAATAATAAAAGATATAAATGAATATATTTTATTTAGATAAATGCCCTTATAAAGCTGCAGAGGTACAATACAATAAGCATGTGGTTAAAATGATCTTAGAATCAGCCCAGATGCTTTGTACCGCGCATCATCATTACGATAATGGAGATAATGTGCCATACAAAAAAGCACATTACAATCATCCGTCAACTATATGGTGCAGACAAAACAAAAATAACTATAGATGGCTATATAATCATATGATAGCTTTAGGTATAGAATACACAGCTAGATACGGTAAAACACATTTAACTATAACTAAATGTGAAAAACCTCTAGGTTGTTATCCTCCAGGTATACCAAATGGCAGTTTTAACGAACCACCACAATGTATGCCTGATGAATACAAAGTAGAAGGCGATAGTATATCAGCTTACTGGAATTATTATGAACAAGAAAAACAATCAATAAAAGGAAAAAATGAGCAAAAAATTAGCAGACCACTTAATTAAAACCAATTATAATGGAATTAACGATAAAATTAAATCTTACAGAAAGCCGAAGAAAAAAGGCGCACAAAAAGTATCTAGAACTAGCAATAGCTAGTACACATGGTAATATAGTAACCCATTTATTAAATGGTGATATAAAACTAGCAAAAATAAAAAGTAAACTTTTTTTAAAATATAACAGAAGATTAAAATACTTAGGACTGTGACAACAGCCTTTAAGTATTAAAAAGTAATAGGCTAATGTCAAAAGAAAGAAATATAAAATGGTTAAATGATAGACGTATTGTTTATAGGCAATTTCCTATAAATGACATGCCTGATATTGAAACTAGTAAATATATGTTCTTTAAAAAAGGCACGTATGAGCATTATAGCTTATTTAATACTAAAGCTAAAATAACTACATACAAATCATTAAAATGGCACTTTCTTGTGTTATATTATTTAAATCAAGACGGTATTGAAGGTGACATTGTGTCACTTGAAGATGATATGCGTTCTATATTTAAATTTATAGCAAATAAAGAAAACGGATTTGTTACATTCTTTATTAGTAATAGAAAATTAAATGAGATGATTGATGACGTGTTTACTATAGGTGGTGAGCCTCCTATTAATAAATTACGTAAAGTAATATTTAAAGACTTTTGCATGTTAACTACAAGTGAAAAATTAAGTATAGTAGGTAAATTAATAGGTAGATCTTCTAGAATTGACCCCGAAGCTATATATCAATGCATGCTTGATTTAAATGAATTAGGTAAACACATATGTGTAGGTAGAATAGCTGGGTTGCTAGATGTGTCTAAAAGAACAATATACCGTCATATAAATGACGAGTTAAAACAAGAAATAAAAATACTAAATGAAGAAATATAATGTACAAAACTATATTAGGTATAAAGAAGATATAAAAGCTTCTATGCCTGAAGGATTGTTTTGGGACGAGTACACTAGAGATGAACTTATAGTTAAGTTTATGCCATTAGTAGAAAACTTAGCCAGAAAATTCTCAACAACTCAACAAGCTTCAGGAGTATTATCTATATTAGATTTACTGCAAATAGGCAATGAAGCATTAACTAGAGCTGTAGATAAACTAGATTGGGAAATGTTATCTAAATCTGAAGATCAAGAAAAAACCTTAAAAAGCTTTTTTAGCAAAAGAATAAAAGGATCTATTAGACGCAGAATAGATATGCACAGCGGTAATATGAGAATACCTGAGCACAAGATGAATGAAATAAGAAATAATCCTCAAAACAAAAAAATGGTTGAGATGTTTTTTATGTCTAAATTTTTATCTATAGACGCTCAACCACTAAATGAAGAAGGTGAGTCAATGGTGCAACAGTTACCAGACAACTCAGAACCTTACAATATAAATTTACTAAATATATATTTACAAGGATTACTTAAAAAACATTTAAACGAACAAGAATACGAAGTTCTTAGATTATCTTACGGGCTTGATTGTGATAAACACTCGGCTAAGCAAATAGCAGTATTGTTAAATATAAAAGGAGTAAGTGATTATGTGAGAGTTTCTGAAATAAAAAAACAAGCAGTACAAAAATTAATTGACAGTGTAGATCACTCACAAGTGATTGACTATCTTTAGTTTACGTATGTAAAACATAAAAATTATGTGTAATTATATTAATAAGAAAAACCAAATAAACCAATGACTATAAACGAAAAGCTGGCTACAATCCAGACTAAATTTAAATCGAAAAAAAGTAGATTTAATTCATTCGGCAAATATAACTTCAGATCAGCCGAAGACATCCTAGAAGCAACTAAACCCTTTCTCTTAGAGTTAGGAGTATCAGTAACAATCAATGAAGAGATTATAAGCGTTGATCCATTACCCATGATGCAGTCTACTGCAAACGTTAGTGATGGAGAAAACTCTATAAGTGCTACCGCTATTGTAGGTGTAGACTTGAATCAAAAAGGTATGAACGTACCTCAACAATTCGGATCAGCATCTTCGTATGCAAAAAAATATGCTCTCGGGAATTTATTTCTAATTGATGATACCGCTGATAGTGATGCAACTAATGATCATGGTAAAAAGAAGTTTAAGCCACAGAAACCAACTTTAACCTCTAAAAAAGATCCAGCTTATGAAAAAGCGGTTCAATATATAACGGCGGGTGGTAAAATAGAGGCTATAAAAGCTAAGTATGCGCTTTCCCAAGAAGTTGAAGGAGCACTAAACACACTATAATATGAATAAAGAAAAAGTAATTGAAAAGCTACGTGATGATGAACATTACTACGGTGACTTTGGTAAAAAGTATCTTAGTAATTCTGATATCAGTACTTTACTTACAAACCCTTTAGCACTAGGTAAAGCTTCTGAAGCTAGACCAGCGTTTTTAGTAGGTGGATATTTTCACACTGCTATTCTAGAACCTGACAAACTTAAAAAGTTTAAGATTATAGAAGCTACAACTAGAAATACTAAAGTGTATAAAGAGATGTCAGGCGGAGAGTTGTGTCTTTTACAACATGAAGTTGATAACATAGAAAAACTAACAGATAAGATGTTAGCTAACAAGATATGTTATGATTTAATAAGAGAAGGACAATGCGAATACGAAGTGCCTGGAATTACAGAGCTTGAAGGTCACAAGTGGAAAGGAAAAGCAGATATTATAAACCATTCAGAAAAACTAGTTGTTGATTTAAAGACAACAGCAGATCTTAATAAATTTAAATATTCAGCCTCTAAGTACAATTACGACTCTCAAGCTTATATTTATAGTAAACTATTTGGCTACGAAATGGTGTTTATCGTTATAGATAAAAACACAGGTCAAATAGGTATTTTTGACTGCTCACCACAATTTTATGAACGAGGTAAGGACAAAGTCGAAAGAGCAGTACAGGCTTATGAATTATTTTATAAGTCTGAAGGCTTTGACCCAACTCAATATTTTATTAACAAAACCCTTTAATTATGGCAAGAACCAGAAAAACCCAAACAAGAGTATGTACAGTATCAGGAATTAACACAAGTATAGATAATTTTTATACTAATCAAAACCATACTAAAGCAGTAGATAACTTACGAAGAAATTCAGGTGCTACAAAAGAGCAAATAACAAGAATGTTTAACCAAGTAAATCAATATTAATATGGCTAGTATAATAAAAGCTAGTATTAACCTTAATGAAATACCTAAAGATAAAATATATGTAGGTAAAAAAGGTAAATACTTACCAATAACAATAACCTTAAACGACGAAGTAGATCAATTCGGTAATCAAGGTCCTGTTGTTGTCGAACAATCGAAAGAAGAACGTGAAGCTAAAGTAGCTAAAACTTACTTAGGTAATGTTAAAGTCGTTTGGACCAACGGTGATAACGTAGCCGCTGCTCCTAGAACAGATCAACCACAACAAGCTCAACCGGTAGCTCAACCGGCAGATGATTTACCATTTTAAATTAAATTAAATGCAGACAACAGAGATCAATGGATTTTTGATTGATGAATTCAATCAACATAAGCTTGAAGAGGGAAAAAAGCAGGGTATATGCCCTCTTTGTTCTCACGATAGAAAACCCAAGAATCAAAAAGCGAAATGTGCGTCTTATGATTGGGAACGGGGTCTCGGTACTTGTCACAATTGTAACACCTCATTTCAGTTACACACTTATCAACGTAAAGGTGCTAGTGAAAAAGAATATGTAAGACCAGTTGTTAAAGCTGATCCTGAAAAACCAGAGTTTTTAAGTGATAAAGTAATTAAATGGTTTGAAACAAGAGGTATATCAGCTCAAACTCTTGTCGACTTAAATGTCGATGAGGGTGCTGAGTATATGCCGCAAACCGGTAGGACCGAGAATACTATAAAGTTTAATTACTTTATGGGCGATCAACTTATAAATGTTAAATACAGAGATGGTCGTAAGAATTTTAAATTATACAAAGGAGCTGAAAAAGTATTTTATAATATTAATAGTATTGTAGGTTATGAATACTGTATTATAACAGAAGGAGAGATGGATGTGTTAGCATTACACGAGGCTGGTATACCTAATAGTATATCTGTACCTAACGGTGCTACATTAAATTCTAATAATCTAGATTATCTTGATAATTGTATAGACTATTTTGAAGACAAAGAAAAAATAATACTAGCAGTTGATTCAGACGAAGCAGGGCAAGCATTACAATCAGAATTAGTCCGTAGACTTGGAGCTGAAGTTTGTTACTTAGCGTCTTTTGATGACTGTAAAGATGCGAATGAATACTTATTAAAATATGGAAAACAAAAGCTGGTTCAGCGTATTACCGGAGCGAGACCCGTACCACTTGAAAATGTTACGACATTCAGAGATATTGAAGATGAAGTTACTGACTTTGTTCGTAATGGCTTTAAGAAAGGATATCAAGTTGGCCTTGAGAATTTTGATGACATATTTTCTACTTACACCGGTCAATTTATTACTGTCACTGGTATCCCTAGTTCAGGTAAATCAGACTTCGTTGACCAAATGGTTGTCGGGTATAATCGTAACTACGGTTGGAAGACGGCTTTTGCTTCGCCAGAGAATGCGCCAACGTATTTACATGCTCACAAGTTAATGCGTAAAACGTGGGAAGGAATGCCTACTAGAGATGATATTGGTGGTGATAGATGGAATCAAATAGCAGACCATTGTAATAGTAATTATTTTCATATTGATATGGAGCGTTATACATTAGAATCTGTATTACGTAAAGGTGCAGAGTTAGTGAAACGTAAAGGTATTAAATGTTTAGTCATTGACCCTTTTAATAAAGTTAGAGATGTTGATTCTAAAACAGAAGACGTTAATCGCTACACAATGGAATATCTAACTAAAATTGAAGTTTTTGCTAAGAAGTATGATGTATTAGTGTTTGTTGTTGCACACCCAACTAAAATGTACAAAGATAAAGATGGTAAAATGGAAGAACCAACCATGTATAATATAAAGGGTGGTGGCGAATGGTATGATGCTAGTTATCATGGTATATTGGTTCATAGAAATTATGAACAAAAAACTGTTAAAGCCAAGGTGCTAAAAGTTAAATTTCAAAATCTTGGTGAAAACGGAGCTGAAGCACATTTTAAATGGGAGCCAAAATCAGGTTGTTTTATACCGCACGAAACAATAAGTGATAATGATCCTATGCCTTGGGAATAATGAGAAAAAAGAAACAAAAAGAAATATACTCTTATGATAAAAAAGATTTCGAGGCATACAGGTGGTGTATAAATAATGGAATATATATATCACCTTATTGTAAAGAAAACTTTGTATCATGGTATATAGATATAGAGATAAATGGAAAAGTAAACAGATCCCCTAAATTTTTTAATGAAAAAGAATTATGGGAGAAAATATTTGAATACTATAAATATTATTATAAAAAATATGCGAACTAAATTTTTACATGCAAACGAAGCATTCAACTGTATACTACATGAATTACGAGTTGAAGGTATAGACTTTGGTGATACTAAAGCTTTATTTAACGTTGGTTTTACTATAGAAGATCCACTTGATAATCATATTAAAAACAGAGAACGTAAGTGGAGTCTTGAGTATGCTGAAGCTGAATGGCAATGGTATTTATCCGGTGATCCTAATATAATTAAGTTAGGTCAATTATATGGTAAGATACCACCTATATGGGAACGTATGGCTGATAGTAATGGTAATGTAAATAGTAATTATGGTTATCAATGGCAGCGTAATAATCAAATTGATTATGTTATAGCTAAGTTAAAAGATAATCCTGATACTAGACACGCCGCTATAAGTATATACGACTGCAAAGAGTATAATAAATACAGTAAAGATACCCCATGCACATATGCAATACAATTTACAATAATTAATAATAAATTATGTATGTCTGTTTATATGCGTTCTAATGACATCTGGTACGGTTTCTGTAATGATCAGTATCAATTTTCATCGTTACAAAAAATGATTGCAGACAGACTGTCTATAGACGTCGGATGGTATTATCATCACGCACATAATATGCATTTATATAATAATAAACTTTAAGATAAATTATGTATTATTTATACCACATACCAGGTAAAAAGATCGGTGTTACACGTGATCTTAGTAGTAGAGTTTCCCTTATACAAGGCTATAAGGAGAATGAGTATGAAGTTCTTGAACAGTCAGAAGATATAGATTATATATCAGACCGTGAAATAGAACTTCAAAAGTCTTACGGCTATAAGGTCGATAGAAAATTATATAAAAACTTATTTAATAAAATGAAAATAAACGCAACAGAACAAACCTCAACATTTCCCTGTCCGACTAGTAAATTAAAAGGAAGACTAATGGATAATCTAGGTTTAACTTGGAATACAGAATTCGGCCAGTTTAAAATAACAAAAGAGAATACAAGATGGATAATGGCAAATGTTAAGACATCAATGTACAATAAAGATAGATGTTATATCTACAACAAAGCTTTTTATGAAGCTTTCTTTAATCCAAAAGACAATGTAGAAAGTTGTTTAAAAAACAATAAAGACTGTGAAAGATTTGATTTAATACGTAACTGGGCAGCTACAAGAGGCTTATATAACGAAGGTAATTCACATACACAATATGTTAAATTACAAGAAGAAGCTGGTGAGCTTGCTAAAGCATTACTTAAAAATGATAAACCAGAAATAATAGATGCTATAGGTGATATAGTTGTTGTATTAACTAATTTAGCTCACCTAGAAGGATATGATATAGAATATTGTATTGATGAAGCTTATAAAGTTATAGCAGGTAGAACAGGTAAAATGATTAACGGAACATTCGTAAAAGATGCAGATTAAAACTAAAGACAAGATAGTACAAAACGTACTAAGGAAGATGGACGAACGTAGCTTAATAGGTCAAAAGAAATATGGAGCTACAATGATGCAAGAAATAGAAGGTCAAAAGAAGGATCTCAATAGATTTATTATTGATGTACAAGAAGAACTAATGGATGCAATACTGTATCTTGAATCAGCTAAACATTGTTTGAGAGATGAGATAGAAGAAGCTATGTTGAACCGTATAAATATTATAGGTCAAAACGGTAACGATGGAGAGCATTATCATATAGAAGTAAATGAAGAAGAAATCTTATAAAAGAAAAAAGGGACCAGTTCAGTCGAAGAAGATCTCATATGATGGGATCAACTTCGCGTCTGGTTTAGAACGTTATATGTATATGGCATTACGTAAAGCTAAGATAACAGCTTTATACGAAGGTCAGACTTTTGAATTGTCAGAAGCATTTGATTTTCCTTTTGAGGCATATGAAAGATGTAGTAATGGTAAAGGAGAATACAAAAACAGAGGTAATAAAAAGATACTGAATATAAAATATACACCTGACTTTGTAGGTAAGGGTTTTATAATCGAAACTAAAGGTAGAGCTAACGAATCATTTCCATTAAGATGGAAGTTATTTAAAAAGCTTATAACCGAAAGAAGATTAGGACCACTTACATTATATAAACCACAAAATCATAAAGAATGCGACGAGACAGTAAGGTTAATCCTTTCGAAGCTAAAAGAATAGCTAGACAAAAGTATGCTGAAAGAAAAATCGATACATGGTGGAAGTGGAGTTTTGAAAATAGAAATAAAATAATCTACAAAGAGCTTGTAGAGATACAAAATAAATATGGAATAAAAGTATATGGCAAATGAGATTAAAGATTGGAGCTTATCACTAGGGTTTTACCCTGGAATACTAATAGGTATTAGAACTTATGAAGAACTAGAACAAACAACATACGTATTATATTTACCACTTGTTGATATAGCTTTAGAAATATATAGATAATGGGATTATTTGATGAGCGCGTAGCGTACAAACCGTTTGAATATCCTGAGTATTATACTGAGGGTTGGTTAAAGCAAGCACAGGCATTTTGGTTACATACCGAGATATCGATGCAAAGTGATATAAAAGATTGGAATGAAAAACTTAATGAAAAAGAAAAAAACCTCGTCGGAAACATTCTACTTGGGTTCGCTCAAACAGAATGCGCCGTGTCCGATTATTGGACTCAGAAAGTTGTTGGATGGTTTCCGAAACACGAGATCCAGCAAATGGCAATGATGTTTGGATCACAAGAGACGGTTCATGCTGTAGCTTATAGTTATTTAAATGAAACATTAAAGCTAGAAGATTACGAGGCGTTTTTACATGAACCTGCTACAGCAGAAAGATTTGACAATTTAGTAGCATATGTTGGAGATAATACAATTGAGATTGGTAAGTCTTTAGCTGTGTTTAGTGCGTTTGCTGAAGGAGTTAGTTTATACTCTGCTTTTGCTGTACTGTATTCATTTCAGCTGCGTAACTTACTTAAAGGCATTGGTCAACAAATGAAATGGTCTGTACGTGATGAAAGTTTACACAGTAAAATGGGTTGTCAATTGTTTAAACACATGTGTGAAGAAGATAATCAATTACTAAGTTTATGTAGAGAAGATGTTATAAAGGCTGCAGAAACTATGGTTGGTCTAGAAGAAAAGTATATAGATAAAATGTTTGAAATGGGTGACATAGAAGGTATATCATCTAATGATCTTAAACACTTTATAAAAAAGAGAACAAATGAAAAACTCGTTGAACTTGGTTATGTCGACCTGGGTAGCTATTTTGCGTATGACAACAAAGCAGCGTCTAATTTGGATTGGTTTTATCATCTTACCGGGGGCGTCACTCATACTGATTTCTTCGCTATTAGGCCGACAGATTATTCAAAGGCTGGGGAAAATGAGGATTATGAAGATATTTGGTAGATGATTTATATACAAGATAATTTTTTACCAAAAAATCTATATAAAGCTTTGCTAAACTATGTTGATGAATTTGAAGAGATAAAATATCCAGATAAATCTTTTTGGACTAAAGATCTACCTAGTGAATTTAATAATTTTATAGTAGATAAACTAGAAAAGATAGAAGGTAGAAAAATAAAAAATATATTATCTTTTGCTAGAGAAGCTAGGTTAGGTCAAGATAATGATTGGCGTATACATAATGATACTATTATAAATGGTGATCAGCCCGATAGAGCTATAGTTTTATATGTTAAAGCAAATGAAGATAAGTTACATGGTACAGCTTTTTGGGAACATGAAAATTATGGTCACACGTATATTAAATCTAGTAGTGATGAGTTTAACAGAATACTTAAAGAAGATTCAAATGACAAAACTAAATGGAAACTAAGCAGTGTTATTGGTTATAAGGATAACAGACTATTGTCTTATCCTTGTGAATATTTTCATAGTAAATATCCTAATGAATATAAAAACCAAAGAATAGTTATTGTAATGTTTTATAAATATATATGAAAGAAAATAAATTAATAGAAATGAAAAACAAAGTTGAGGCACTTACAAGAGTGTCTCAACATATGATTAATGAGCTAGCTCAAATAAAAGATCTAGCTATAGGAACTTTAGAAACAATTAAAAATATGCCAGATTATGATGAAGCGATTAAAAAACTTAAAGCCGACGTTATTGAGAAGTCTAGTAAGACAGAAAAGGCTGAGCCCTTGGAAGCGACTAGCGACTAGAGCAGGGTATATGGGTGCTGGTTTTTTAATAGCAGCACAATGGACATTAGAACCTAAACTTTATATACTAGGTTTTATATGTGTAATGATTCAGACAGCATCAAGAAAGCAATGGAATTTAGTTGCTTTAAATTTTAATGGGCTAATAGCCTGGACAAAACATTTTATAGGATAATATGTGGAACAATGAATGGAAAAAAGGAGAAGATTACCCTGCGTGGGGTAATACGGACGTATACAAGAAGACTATATCCGGGGGATATTTATTTGACGGAGAAACACCTAGAGAAGCATACATACGAGTCGCTAAAACAGTTGCTCGTAGGTTATATAAACCAGAAATGGCCGAAACGTTTTTTGATTATATTTGGAATGGCTGGCTTTGCCTTGCTAGCCCTGTATTGTCTAATACCGGGACTGATCGTGGCTTACCTATTAGTTGTTTTGGTATTGATGTAGCTGACAGTATACAGGATATAGGACAAAAGAATTTAGAGATGATGCTACTCGCTAAGCATGGCGGTGGAGTTGGTATCGGAGTTAATATGATTAGACCCGCCGGCACTAAAATAACAGGTAATGGAACATCAGATGGAGTCGTACCTTTCTGCAAGATATATGACTCAACAATTCTTGCGACTAATCAAGGGAGTGTCCGTCGTGGAGCTGCCTCAGTTAATATCAACATTGAACATGATGACTTCGAGGAGTGGCTTGAAATCAGGGAACCTAAAGGAGATGTTAACAGACAGTCGCTTAACTTACATCAGTGCGCAATTGTTGGTGATAAATTTATGCGTAAGCTTGAACAAGGAGATAAAGAAGCTAGAGCTAGATGGGGTAAATTACTTAGAAAGCGAAAAGCAACTGGAGAGCCGTATATTATGTTTAAGGGAAATGTTAACAAAGCAAATCCAGCAGCATATAAAGAAAATGGATTAAAGGTACATATGACTAACATATGTTCAGAAATAACATTACACACAGATGAAAACCATAGTTTTGTATGTTGTTTATCATCTTTAAATTTAGCTAAATATGATGAATGGAAAAATACAAACCTTATTTACGACAGTATATATTTCCTTGATGGAGTCATGGAAGAGTTTATACAAAGAGCTAAAGGATTACGAGGCTTCGAGAATTCAGTACGCTCAGCTCAAAAAGGAAGAGCGTTGGGCTTGGGAGTATTGGGATGGCATACTTATTTACAAGAGAAAGGATTACCTTTCGAAGGGTTATTATCTCAGTTTGAAACTAGGAAGATTTTTAGTCAGATTAAAATTGAAAGCGAAAGGGCTTCTAGAGATTTGGCGGAAATTTATGGAGAACCTTTGTGGTGTGCTGGAACTGGTATGCGCAATACTCATTTACGTGCTATTGCTCCTACTGTTAGCAACAGTAAGCTTAGTGGAAATGTTTCGCCTGGTATTGAGCCGTGGGCTGCGAATGTTTTTACAGAGCAGAGTGCGAAGGGGACTTTCATTAGGAAAAACCCGACATTAGAAAAAAAATTAAAAAAGCTTAAAATAAATAATAAAGAAACATGGGACAAAATTTTAGCAGACGGTGGTTCTGTTCAGGACATAGAAGGTTTAGAAGACTCTACGAAAGAAGTGTTTAAAACTTTTAAAGAAATAAATCAATTAGAATTAATAAGACAGGCAGGATTGAGACAGCAGTATATAGATCAATCAGTTAGTTTAAATCTAGCTTTTCCTAGTTCAGCAACACCTAAGTGGATTAATAAGGTTCATTTTGATGCATGGAAAAAAGGTGTTAAAACCTTGTACTATACTAGAACTGAATCAGTGCTTCGTGGAGATATAGCACAACAAGCAATGAGTGAAGATTGTTTAGCGTGTGATGGCTAAAGGCTAAAAGTTATGACTTTTTTATACATACAATAACTAATAGGTATAAAAAATTCAATAATCTATACATATCAAAAAAGGGCTCTCGTAATGAGGGCCCTTTCTTGGTTACAGGAACTTTTGGGTATGGTACGCCCAGTTTTATTTTCGTCCCTTTCTTTTCTTGGAAGCCTTAGACTTTTCCATATAGTTCTTAAACATAAGTTTATATAATAACTTATTCCACGATGACTGTAGTTTGTCTATTATTTTCTTCATAATTTTAACATTTCCATCTACGTCTAGCGGCCTTACCTCTTTCACCGGTCCAACCTTTAGATCTAGCACAAAATGATTTTCTTCTTTTAGCGGCTTTACTGCCTGGTTTAACTTTACCTGTTACAGCTGTTTTTAATTTACTTCCAGGGTTTTCTTTTCTATATTTCTTAACACCAGCAGATGTCATACCCGCACCTTCCTTTGTAGTACGAAAGTTACGACCCTTACCTTTAGTTGTTTTTCTAACCCTAGAAAATGGAGAGTTTTTTTGTGTATACATTATTTTTTCTTTTTCTTTGGAACACAGTTAGGTACAGTTTTTCCACCTTTCTTTTTCATGCCTATTGCCTCGTAACCTTTCCAACAAGGATTTTTCTTTTTTGATTTTTTTCTAGACAATCCTTCTTCTTCTTGTTTTTTACCTTGTGTTTCTGATATTATTTTTTTAAATCCACCTTTTTTTAACATTACTTAAATTTTTAATTTTTTGTTTTTTTTCTTACTATTTTATTAGATCTTTCTATTGCAGCTTTAATCTGTTCTTCTGTTATTATAAGTTTAAAACTTATATCAGCGGTCCACTGCATTATAGCACTATTGTCTCTATATAATATAACTAAAGGAACAGATTTTACTTTCTTTTTAAAATCATCAGACTGTTTTTCTAAGTACGCCACCTGGTGTTTTACACCCTTAACTTTATCTATTTTGGCTGAATTTCTCCAATTCCACTCTGAGTTTATTTCTAACAACGTGTACTCTTGAGAGAAACATACAGTTGTTATAAGTATTGTTATTAAAGTTAGGATATTTTTCATGATTTACTTTTTTTCTATTATTTCGTATAATTTTTCATCTATTTTATCTAGTTTATCACTATTTTCTTCTACCTTAGATTGTGTGTTCATTATAGTTTCCCTAATCAATTGATCTTTTAAATCATACTCGGTTCTAGTTACAGGTGGTTCGGGTAGCTCTTTAGCTAACTGAATATCCGCTTGTATAGCAAACCACATGCCCGCCACTGTTATGACAAAGCTTACTATAATTATTAATGTCTTTAAATCTAAAGTTAACTCAGTGTTTTCTGAAATCTTGTTAGCCATATTTATTTTTTATAAGGTGTTGGTGTTTTAAATAATTTTGTATTTTGTTTTGTTGTTTTCTTTGTAAGCTTTTAAACATCTATTTCTGTTATCCTTATCGTTAACATAAGATACGTGTATCCAATCTGGGTTTGAATCAGTACCAAACTCCCATATCAGTTGATCAAAATTTAAATTGTTTTTTATCCAATTATACATCTCTGCGTTAGTCTTATAACCGTATGTATCATCAAGATCCATTGCTTGACCTTTCACGTGTTGTGAGGTTGACGAACCTCCTATGGCTTTGTTTAATTTCTCTGATCTAAACATGCTTGAAATTTTTATTGGACCACCTACAAAATTTCTTAATGGTTCAAATATATTTAAAGCAATTGTTTTCATCGCGTCTACTTGTTCCGTGTTAGGTTTGTTATCTATCTGTCTACGCTTAGCTGTGTTAGAATATACAGCTTCATTATATGATATATGTTTACTTATTTTCATATTCCGTGTTTTTCCACTAATTTTTCTAGTTTAAACTTAGGTGTCATAACGCCTGTACTTCTTTCTATTTTTCTTAAACTATCTTCAACTTTTATAGGTATGGTTTTAAAAGCTTCTTGCCTGTATTTATAATAATCAGCTTTTTCTATTTTCTTTTTTTGCCTAGTTATTTTAGCTTTTTCTTTACCAGCTTCTTTTCTTTTAGCTTTACCTTCTAGTTTTATTAAGTCGTGTTCTTCTGATCTAGCGTTTACATCCCACTGTCTCCAACCTAAACCTAAAGCTATACGTTGGTAATTAGTATTACGTGTGTCTAAAGCTTCAGTTAATGCGTTTACTTCATCAAACAATCTGTCTAAAGGTAGATTTAAAGTCGCAGAACTTAATTCACCAAGCATGTCATACGCTGGGCTTAATTGAAATTTTCCATCAATCATTACGTCAAAACCTCTTTCAGCTAATACATCTTTTTCATACTTTTGAGTTGTTAAAAAATTGTTTATTTTTCTAATTTTACTACCAATTGGTGGAGATATATTTAAAGCCGCAATTAAAACTTGAGCATTTTCTCTATTAAACTCTGATTCACCTTGTTGTTTTTTGTATTCCATTAATACATTTTTTATTGTGGAAACAACGGCTCCTGCTAAACCAGATCCACGTAGAATTGTATCAATCATACTGTTTCCAGCTCTAGCTAATTTAGTATCTAATTTTTTAGATTTTTTCTCTATAGCTTTATCTCTATCTTTATCCGTAGCATAATCCTCTTCTTCATCTTCAAATCCTGGTATCAAAGCAAATAAAGCGTTTTGTAAAGTAGAGAATATTAAGTTTTGAACAAACCCATAATAAACTATTTTACTTATATTAGTTCTTTTATCTCCTCTACCGTTTATCAAGTCTTGACCTGCTTTTTTCATAAGCCTAGTATATTGCATAGGTGTATTTTGAAAAGCTAATACTAATCTACCTAACACACTAGACTGTTGACCTGATATAAGCATTGGATCTGCTGATTGCTGTGTTTCATCTGATATAGCACTAAAATCATCAAAAGCTTTTTGTTCTGCTTCAGCTAATTCATATCCAGCTTTTTTATACGTGTTTATTCTATTTCTATAAAACGTAGCCCCACCTGTTGCTATAGCTATACTATCTGCTACCTGTGTAGGTGTAAACCCTATTTTTAATATATAAGAAATAACACCCTCCATACCGTTGTTCTTAGCCGCTTGAGCTATCTCAGCTTCTTGTATATCACTTTGTAAACCTGATCTTCTCTGTTTTAATTTATCTGAATTAAAAAGTTTAGCAACATCACCCCAATATTGTGGTTGGTTAGCAAAAGCTATTCCAGCTTTTAAAGGATTATTGTCTGACCAATTAACAAAGTTAACAGAGGACATTAACTGTAGTAAAGCAGATCGTCTGTTAAAGAACATTATAGCACCAGTAGAGTTATTAACCCAGTTATTCCACCTAGCAACAATACGGCCTTGACCACTTGATCTATTACTACCGGTTTTCATTCTATCTATAATATTAATTAAAGATTCTCTAACTCTAAAACCGTAAAGAGCTTCAATTTTATTTAAGTTTTTATCACTAAATATTTCATCTACATTATCTGTAAATTCTTTTAAAAACTCAGCTCTGTTTATATCTCTACCAACTCTACTTAAATCACCTATAATAGTTGTTCCGTCCCAAGCAGCTGTTGGCTCCACAAATTGATCTAATCTAGTTATAAGTTTTACTCCTTCTGAAAATGCTACAAGATCTACATCTTTACCAAATTTCTTTACAATATCTTTTTGATCTGTTTTAGATAAACCAGGTATTTCAAAACCTTCTTTACTCCACAAATATATTCTAGTAGCTTCATCTAAAGTGTATTTAGTTCCTTGAAACTTTTTCTTTAATTGTTTCTTAATAATAGGATGTGACTGTAGTAAAGCACTATAGTCTTTTCTTATTCTTTGTTTAGCTATTTCCATAGCATTAATACCTTTCATGTAAGGTTTTATAAGAGCTTTGTCAAAAAATGCTTGATCAGCTTCACCTTGTTTACCTTTACCAGCGAACGTATACATTGTTAAACCTCTAAAGTCATCAGCAGATGGTGGAATAAAAAACGCGTATTTTTTTTGTTTACGACCTTTTCTTCTGGCATTTATATCAGAAAAAGTTGCTTGAGCCTTAACACCTTTATTTCTTTCTATCATCTTATTAAACTCACTATCTAGTGATTTAGCAAATTTAATTCTAGCTTGTTGTACTCTAGATTTAACATCAAGCACATCAAATATTTTTTTAACAGCTTTTACATTTTTAAGAGCATCATCTGCGAAATAAAAATCATTATAACCTTCAGCGTATTTATCTACAAACCAATCTGCTTTTGCTTCTGGCCTTCCATCTGCTAAGCCTGTTATATTTTTTAAAGGTATACTAAGACCTAGTCCTTCTAAAAACTCTTTAATATTTAAAGCTGCAGCTTGAGGTCTTGCCGTTAATATGAACAAGTCTTCAGATCCTCTTTTATCTTGTATTGTTTTAGCGACTTCAAACAGTGGTCCTTTTTTACCATCAATAACTTTATTAAATTGTACAAAATCAAACTCAGCACCTTGGTCTAATAAAGCTTGAGCCTCTGTTGCAAACTCTGTAGCAGATATTTTTCTGCTAGTACCATCGGGCATGTTTACTATAACCTTGCTGTTTGACTGAGCTAGCGTGTCGTCGAAATCAAATACTCTAGCTTTCTTTTTGTTTTTAGAATACTTAATACTACTTCTAGCATTAGCCATAGCTTTATCTGCTTTGTTATTTTTTACTACAACTTTCTTAGCGTCTGGTTTAAATGTTTCATTTTCTCTATTAGTAACATCTCTATTAAATAATGCTTCATCTTTTATTTCTCTCAATGTTTTATTACCAGAGAATAAATCGTTCATTAAAGTTTTTTGTAATTCTACAGGAACTTCGTTTGTTTCAAAAAAATACTCAGCTAAGGTTTGCTTAGTAGGTATATACATCATACTAGATAAATCTATACCAGCCTCACTTAACCTTATTGTAGATAGTAAACCTTGGTCTAATTTTAACTTACCATCTAAATAAAGCTCAACACCTTTGTAATATGCTTCAGGCATAGATGTTTTAAAGTCCACATCTAATAAATCGTTATTATCTAAATCTATCCAACCCTGCATGTAAGATGCTTCTACTATAGGCCAGATTTGTTTCACATTACCATCTTTTGCGGCCTGTGTTAACATTGTTCCTATGTTGTTTTGAGGCTCAGTATGCTCTTCAATTCCTTTAACACCCTGTAAAGGCTTCATATTAGAATCAACTTGAACTATAAGGGCTGGTGCTAAAGCTCTGTTAGGAGCATTTTGAGAATTAGTTGCAGCAGAAGTAATTTCATCAAACACCCAAATATCTTTAGGATTATCTTTTAAATAAGCTTCTGCAGCTAAATAAAAATCCTTCAACACATTTAATTTAGCTTTTTCTTTCGCTACGTAGCCAGTTTCAAAAATAGATTTGGCATAAGCATTAGTTATTTTTCTATCTTTAGTAATAGGTGTTCTACGAATATCTTTTTGTTTTCCTTTATTTACAACACCTTGTTTAAACCTATCAACTTTACCATATGGAGATCTTGTTTCACCAAATACCAAAGCATTTTTAAAGTATGAGTTGTATCCCGGAAATCTTTCAGAAAAATTATTTAAAGTTCTATTAAAACCTTGTATAATTGTTTCACCTTTAAAACTTCTAACAGTTTCTGGTAGCTTAGCGTCTCTATTATATGCCCTACCCTTTTTACCTCCATCTCTTGCTTTTGTTACAGATACCTTATCAAAAGCTCTAATTTGTTTAGTTGATTTTTTAATATCATTAGACAATTGTTTGGGAGATTTTGGTTTAGCTTTTGCAGCCATAACTCTAGACTTACTTGAAGCAACGTCAGCTAGTATTTGTTTAGTTGGCTTAGCGGTTTTTACAGTTGATTGTTTTACTTTATCACGAGCAATAACATTAGCTGTATTTTGACCTTGTAACTTAGCGGCACCTTTCAATAATTGACCTATGTTTCTATCGTATAGATTTAATTCACCTCTTGGTGTTATACCTAACTCTGTTTTAAACTTGTCTACTATTTCTGATGTAGGATTTTTAAATTCTTCTTTAAGCTCCCACACTGTGGGTTGAGATGATTTACCTTTAGATCTTCTGTTTGTTTTATTATAAAAATAATTAAGTAGTTTATTATTTAAACCTAAAGCTCTACCTAATACGTCTCTAGACACATCTATATTCTCACCTTGTTCGTCTATAGTTGCTGAAGAGCTACTAACATTTTCAGGTGGTAGTATTCTTATAAAATTCCTAGCGTTTTGCCCTGATCTAAAAAACTCTTGTATGTTACCAGCTTCTGATTGTTCTGGTATACCATTTACTATTTTCTTAGCATATGTTAAGTTTTTCTTCGGATCAGTTATTTTAGCTTCTGGTACGTTAAATATTTTTGACGCAGCTTTACCTGCATATCTATCAGAAACCTCCTTAAAAGACAAACCAGGTATCTCTTCTGTTTTTATATCAACCACAGCTTCAACCTCCGCTTTGTTTACTTTGTCAAAGTTTAATGGATTAATTCTAGTCTCTTTAACAACTGGTTTTTCTTCTACAACGGTTTCTTCAGCTACAATTTCTTTAGCCTCAGGAGAATCAAGTCTATCAGCCTCACGAGATAATCCTTTTACCTCTTCGTATATCTGCTGTTGTTTAGGTCTCATATTGTTGTCTACAAATGTAGAAAACTTAGCTGTATTAGGATCAAACCTTTCTACTATACCTGGTAAAAATTCTCTAGCAGCAGATAAAACATCTTCTCTTTTAAAATCACCTTTACGTGTATCATAATTTAAAGCATTTAAAGCTAATAAATCAAATTGATTTAACAAAGCTTTATCTGCTTTTGAAATCTCAGATGGTTGGCTTGATGGAGATTTTTTAATTTGAACCAACTCTTCAGGTGTTAAGCTATCATAAAAAGATTTAGACTCTTTAACAGTTGAATCATCTTTTGTTTTATATTCTCTTTTAACTAAATCACCTTGAGCTCGTTCAGTAAATAATTTTTCCTGAGCTTTTGTTAATTTACCTTTTTCTAGACTTGTATTATAATCTTTTATAAAGTTATAAACATCTTTAGCTTCGTTAAACTTAATGTTTTTTAATCCAGCGTTTTGTAAAAATCTTCTTATTATATCACCAACTTTAGTAAAAAATCCTTGGTTAAATTTTATATCACCTGTTTGTATAGCTCCAGAAAATAAAGTCAAAACTTCCTCCATTTTTACTGACTCAGGATCTGCTTTATATTGTTCTAACCTAGCTGCAAACTCAGTATTTTCTATACCTTCAATTTTAAACAACTCTGTTTTTAATTCCTTACCTAAATTTATAGCAGTACCTTTACTATTTTTTAATGTTTTAAATAATAAAGCATGTAGAAATTCATGATTTGCTACATCAACAGCAAGATCTTTAGCTGATTGCTCTTTATTTATAACTATAGTTTGTTCACCAGTTTCTTTATTTTGCAATATAAAACCTTGTTGTCCAAACGCTTTCTTGTCAACGTTGTCAAACTTAGGGTCCTTAGATAATGTTTCAGCTTCTTTAGCATTTTCAACCGTGAAAACAGTTAAACCTTCAACTCCTTTAGATAAATCAGTTATTGTTTCTGTAGATATAGCTAATTGATTTTCAGCACTTATTTGCCCTAATCTATTTTCTATTTCTACTAATTTTTTCTTTTGTGTATCTACTAAAGCTTTGTTGTCACCTGCTTTTTTTATTTCAGCTCTAAGTAAAGAGCTTTCTTCCAATAACTGTACTGTTTCTTTTAATAAAGGACCTTGTATTTTTAGGTTTTTAGCTATATTAACTGCTCCTTGAGTTGATCTAAAATTTATTTTTATATCGTTAGCTTGTTCTATTGTTAAGTCACCTGATGATACTTTTTGCTTTAATTCTAATTCTAATTTTCTATTAGCAAATTTATTTTCAGCTAATTTAATTTTATCATCTGTAATTTCAGTTCCATCAAAAGCCTCAAATATTGAGTTGTATTGACTATCTTCAATACTTCTACGCATAGAATTATTTGCTTGAGCATCCCTGATTATAATACCAGCAGTACCTGTACCACTCATACCGCCACCAGTTGCAGCACCTATTATAAAAGTATCAGCCAGTTCTAACCAATAGTTTTCAAAAGCTTTTTCATCACCCATAATAAGCATATCAGCAGCTTTATTAATGGTTAACGTAGCAGACTCTGATAAACCCTCTGATCCAGCTTCTTTACTTAATTTTAGAGTAACACCTTTAAGCGTTTGCTTAACATATTCTTTGCTTTTACCAGCAAGATCCTTAAACATTTTACCACCTATTTTTTTAGTAGTAATTTCTAATAAACCTTCAGAAGCACCTATAATTGTTGAATATATTAAATTTTTTGTATTTAATTTTTCACCTTTTTCTATATTTTCAGCATCAGCTTGAGCGGCTTGACCAGCTACTATACTACCTATACCCACATAAGGTATCATAGCTTGAGCTATTGATGGTATTGTTTCCATAGCGCCAGCAAAAGTTCTTGTAACACCTTCTATTACTTGTCCTTGAGCAAAAGCTTGGAATATAGTTTTATCATATTCTTCTAAATCTTCTCTCCATTTTTCAGCAGATGCTTTAAGTTCAGCTGCTTTTTCTCTTCCTGGTTTACCTAAAGCTGGTATAAAACCTCCAACACCAGGAGTTGCAGCGGCTGTAGCAGAGGAAATGTTTTGTACAAGATCATCTTGTTCTTGTGCGCTCATTTCGTCAAACTTTTCTTGAAACTCCTCGTCAGCAAAAGATTTAGCAATATTGAATTGTAGTCTATTTAACCAACCAGGTACATTAGATAAAGTCTCACCCACTGATAATGTTGAGGCCCAAACCCTTTGGGGTATATCTTTTAGTTCTTCAGTTACACTAAAATCACCCTCTTCTCCTTTATCATATTTTTTAGCTAATCTAAATAAATTAGATATTCCTAGTATGGGATTTGCTAATGACGAGCCCAAAGAACCAACGTCCAAAACTTGTTCCATAGTACTTGGAGTCTCGGATGCTTCCGGAGCTTTGGGTGTTACAGTTGCATCCACATTGTCTACAACACCCTTTTGAAAATCTTGTTCAGCGTTCTTAATTTCTTTTTTACTTATGTTATTTTTAGATAAATAATCTTCTAGTTCTAAACCCGCCGCTGAAGCAAAGTCTTGTATTTCAGCTAGAGTATATTCATTACCATCTATGATATAAACTTCTTCCATATTATCTATATATTGTTTTTAGTACTGATTGAGGTATTTCATTACCCGTAAACTCATATATTCCTGCAGCATTTTTTGCATATTTACGAACATATTCTTTGTCTTTATCATACCCATAATAAATTTTTAATCCCGATTGACCGTATGTAGCTGGTGTTGGTTTAGGATCCGCAAAAATACTTTCTAATTCGGCATTATCCATTTTAATATCTTTAAATAATTTATTAAAAACATTATCATATTGAGTTGTTGTACCAGTGTTACTTTTTGGTGTAGATTTTGTAGAAAGTGTTTCGTAAAAATAACCCTCCATACCTTCTGAGTAACCGTTTATACCAGCTTCATTAATTTGATCAACATCTTCTTGACTTAATTTTCTAACAACTAACTTAAATCCAGGTTGATCACCCATAGTAGCCATGTTAGCTAATTCTTGCTCTGTATATTTAACACCTGTTTTAGGGTTTATTTTATCTTTTAACTCTTCTTTATCAAAAGCATCAATACCATCTACCTCAGGCACTAAGTCGTAATGCTCTCGCATAGCAACCATCTCTAATTCAGTAAGAGTTTTAACTTTATCAGCTTGTGTTTTTTCTAAAAACTTCTTTATATTAACTTCACCCATACCTAGTCTTTGTTCTAAGTACGCTTGTATTGCTTCAGGGTTATCCATGCCTAAAATGCTTGCAGCTCTACCTTTCAATGTAGATTCAAACTTGTTATCCAGCGCCTGTGTATCTACAAACTCTCTGCTTATAACGTTTTGATAACCATCTTTACCAACTGAAGTTATAGCGTTTAATGGAGTTCTAAAAGACTTAGCTAGTTCTCCATTTTCATCTATACCTTGTTCTTTAGCTATTTTATCATAATCAGTTCCATCTTCTGTTTTGTTAAGAAGATTGCCGTCCCACTGTGACATATTCTTTTGCCACTTAAATGTTACTGTACCGTCTCCGTTATCTTTTATAAAGTCTTTATTAAGATCTAAATTTTTTACTAAGTCATTACTTTTCTTTAATGTACTTTCTATTGTTACAAAATTACCTTCAGAAGTATGTGTTGCTTTTTTAGTTGATTTAACGCCGTCTATAGCTATGTTACTTAAACTCATACCAGCTAGTTGAGATGCTATTTGACCTGTAACACCATTGCTACCACCTTCCCAAAACATAGTTCTTTGTGGACCACTGCTTCCAGCGTAAGACTTTATTAACTCTACATCAGTCATTATTTTACCACCATCATTAACTATTGAAGCCATGTTTGTGTTTGACCTGTTAACTATATTTTGTAACTCGTTTCTTTCTTCTCTACTTAAATTAGATTTAGTCATTAATAAAGTTTGAGCTTCTATAGAACCCATAACACCCTCACCACCTTGCATCAACGTTTCTTGTATTCTTTGGAATTGCTCTATTAATGTTTTGTCAGCATTAGGATTAGCTTTAGCCGTAGTTACAGCGTCGGTTAAGTTTTTATTTTGAGTAAGTGAAGCTGCTGTCCACACTGAATTGAACTTTTCTTGCTTTGCGGCAGCAATAGCTTTTTGCTCGTTTCTAAACTTTACTACATTTTGTATGCCTTGAAGCATAGTTTGTGTAACCTTAGCAGAGGCGTTAGCCCAAGCCATAGCAGATTGATCGTTTATTATTCTTGGGTTATCGTATGCGCTCATATTTTTTTATTTTTTACACCTATTTTGCAGCTCCACCAATAGCCATTAGTCCACCACCTATTCCACTTAAAGCATTACCCCAAGCTTGACCTTGAGCAGCTTTGGCGTTTGCTTGATTTTGTGCAGCTTGCTGCATATTACCAGCGGCAAAACCTAAATCAGCATTTGTTCTGGCTTCTCTAGCTTGAAACTCATACTGTATTCCAGCGGCATCTGCTTGTTGTAATCTCATTTGTTCACTCATCTTTAGCTTATCAGCCTCGCTTTGACCTTGTGCTCTAAGTTTTTCGTTAGCAGCTTCCTGTTGTTCTATACTAGCAGATATACCTTTTTTACTTTGTAATGCAGCTTGAGCTAAAGCGGTTGCACCACCTGCACCAGCACCTGTTGCCGCTAATAAATCTAAACTACTAGCTAAAGACATATCAGCTTGTTCTGCTTGGAATTCAGCAGCTTGAGTTGCAACGCCTAAATTAGCGAATGGATTACTTACCATACCACTAAGATCAGTAACTCCAGCGTATGGATTTACTATAGGAGTTCTCTCTGATTTTATTTGTTCAATTTCTGCCCTAGCTCTTTCTTTTTCATTCTTATAGCCTTTTGCCGCTTGCTTAGCTTGGTTAGCAGCTACGGCTCCACCGACTGCTGTCGCTGCCATACCTACGCCTACCGCTACTGCTGATACTACTGCCATATTTTTATTGTTTTAAATTATTCTTTTTATCATTTCGTGAGAAGGTGTTTCATCAACAACCCAATCTAATTTTTTATGTATCTTTAACAGACTGTTACTTCTGCTTATTGACATAATACATTTTTTACCTGCATCTTTTACCATTTGCTCTACTGTTTCAATCAAAAGTTTCACAGCTAAAGGTCTAGCTCTTTTGTTGCCCTCAGGATCTGATACGACCCAATCAAACCAACATAAACCAGAATTGCTCCAGTATATAAATCCAGCTACAATAGGTTTATTTTTGTATTCAACCATCACTCCACCGGTTCCATTGTCTGGTAGTATATCTTTACTTACTGCTGGCCAGCCCCAAGCTTTCCACCAGTTTTCTAACATACTATAGTCTTCCTCTAGTAATGTTCTTGTTTTAAAATCCATTTAATTTAATTTAATAAGCCGACTGCACATATTCAGAAGAGACAGCAAATAATTCTTTAATTTCTCCTACTGCTGTTGCATCGTCTGTTGATATTGTTACTGTTGTGAAGTACCCTTTTATACCACTCATTTGGTTACCAAATATAACTTCACCTTGAGTAGATGGTGTTGCATTAATTAGGTTTGCAACATACTTGTTTTCTTTTCTAACAAACCCAGCGTAGCTTCTATTATATGGAGGATTATCATTTCCAAATACAGTACCATACTGTGCTGGGTAAACAACCTCATTAGTAACTGGGTTTAATATGTATTCTCCCCCCAAATAACTAGGTATAGAAGCTGTAAGATCTGTAACATTACTATAAACACCGTTATAATTATCAGGTCCAGTTTGATCAGATTCTATAGAGTCTATTCTCCAACCATTACTACCTTCATAGTTTATAGTTTTAAAGTTTTTAGACATACTAACATTAGGGTTAAATATAAATGTTATAGATGTATTATTATTTACTCCATAAAAATTTCCTCTGTTTACAGAATCACTATAGTGTTGATATAGTATACCGTTATTAAAACTGTAAAAATCATTTCTTAAACTAACCATAAACTCTGGTTTGTAAGTAAAAAAACTAGTCCAACCCCTTACTGACTCATCGAAAGATAATGTGCTGAACTTGCTGTCAGCTGTATTTTGTAAAGACACCACATATTGTTTGTTGTGTATATCCCAACCACCTGGCATATTTCCAGAACTAGTATTAGTGTTTACATTAGATAATTCATCTCTAAAGAAGTCATACATACCGTAATTAGATATTTCAGTTATACCATCTCTAGACAGTCTTAATACTGCACCTCTATCTGGATCAACAAAATATTTTCTAAATCCATAAGTTGCAAATGATTCTGGATTTTTACCTATACCAAAATTACCTAAGTAAGGTACTATCTGACCTAACACTAAATTTAATTGACTTACTTGAACACCACCACCTTCAGCTGTATATATAGCATCTTTATCTATTAAAGAATAGCTAACTTTATTTTCTTGAAATATAGTTAAGTTCGTATTTTCAGCAAATAACTTTTGTATGCTACCTTGTGAAGGATCTAAACTTTTGCTAATGTCTTCACCTACTGGAAAAACATTTGTCTGATTTATACCTGTTCTAGAATTAAATATTCCAGAATATATCAACGAGTTAATTCTCTGCACGCCGTTTAATTCTTCTTCTACTAAAAAAGCTCTAGGCCCTAAATCAACGATAGTATTATTATAACCTCCTCTTATTCTAGATTCCTCTACAAGCCAGTTATCTGTAGAACTATAAGCTGTTCCAACTTGACTATAACCACCCTGCATATTACCAACTTTAGGAATACCTCTAGAGCCATTCCATAAAGGTAATTTATTTGAACTACCAATAGTCTTTTTCAATAGAAAAGAGTTGAAATATTTTACTTCTATTATAGCCGCCATATTAATATAGTTACTTATTTTTTTATTAACTTCCGCTACCTTTATATATTAATAGTGGTTTTGGATTAAATTTTTTATACGAAAAGTCTAAATATTGCCAGAATAATCCATCAATCCATTCACCTTTTCTTTGTTTTGCTTTGATATGACCTCTATCATAAGATTTAGCAGCACGTGGTTTTTGATTACCTATTTGATCTTCATTACAATAATAAATATCAAATGGACCTAACTTTCTACTTTGTTCTATTAATTTAGAAACTTTATTTGAATCACTAGACCCAACAATACATATATCTATATCTTTTGTTTCTTGTTTATAAATTGCACCACCTACTAAATATACATCATAATTAGCCCATTTTAATTGTAACAATTTTTTTATATAGATATCTATTTCTTTTTTACTATACAATTTCATTACACAATAGCAAACTGATAGTTTGATCCTATGTTTATGGTGGTAGTAGTTGAGCCAGCGTAAGATCCGCTTGGTTTAGACGCCTCCCATAAGTCTAAAGCATCAGATTGACTTGTTGAACTAAAAAACCACTCACCACTAAACTGAGAGCAATTACCAGTACAAGCATTAGTTCTATCTAGTAATATTGGATTAGAGTTATTTAAAGTATCCCATTCGTAATCAAAAATATACCACCCATTATTTGCTGTGGTACTATCATTTATACTTATTATGGTACATTCGAAATCATCACCTTGACTTTCACCTGCTAATACTAATGTTAAAACATGGTCTTTAACGTATTGAGGCGTGTTACCCATAGTTATATTAACTACTTGATCTGTTGAGCCACCTGGATCACTGGCTCTAACTGTTACAGTATAATTTTGAGTAATAAAATTACCACCCATACTTCTACTAAGCGTAGCGGTAGATTGTAGATTTGTAGCTGTGCTAGCTATTGAAAATCTATTTACATAACTATTACCGTTGGCTCCTACGGCTGAAATAATACTCCATGTGATATCTCTACCTGAGTTTAAATTACCGTTAGCCACACAAGGACTTGCTCCGTTTTTAGCTACAATGTTTGTTATCTGGCTAGCTGATACACTTAAATTTACGTCTATAGCGTTTCCATTAGGACATAATATAGGATTTATATTTTCTAAGTCTATAGTTCTTGAAAATGACGTAGAGTTATTAAAGCCGTTTACAGAAACAGTAAAGTTAAATATAAAAGTTCTTTGACCTACATTGCTACCATACCAAACATTGTTTAAGAAATCTTGATTTATAGTTACAGTAAAACCAGTTGCTTGGTTACCAGTCCAGTTTGAAAAATAACTTGTTACATTAGCTGGTGTTGATTCGTTATTCATAACGCTTGTCATAGCAAATACAACAGTGTTAGATCCAGATGGAGTAGTATCTGCAGTAGGTATAACTTGATTTGCCGCGTTTAAAGCTTTAACACCACTACTAGCATTAAAAACACTAGCATTAAGAGCAATTCCTTCATTAAAACCTACGGGTACAAATCCAGATAAAGCAGTTGCCGCACCAGTGTCTGTAGCGGTTACGTTGTTTATATCTGTTATTAATCCAGCTGATGTTGTTTCATAGTATATATCAATTAAAGAATCTACAGCATCTGTTTCCATTACAGATAGTTGCTGTATTCCAGGGTTTATACCACCACGTCTACCAGTTATTTTAACTTGCTTTCCAACAGGTATTTGAGTATCATCATCAAACAATAACCAATTCTTTTTATTAGTACCAGCAGGGTTAGTTGAAGCTCCAGTGGCTGTACAATCTAGTTTCCATCCAGAAATATTTATTCCTGTTGGACCACCAACCCAATTTGCCTCAAAAAGATTAGTGGATACATATGTTGTTGGTAGACCCTGTGTACCTGTTACAAACGCTGGTGTGTTTGATGATGCAAAATAAGAGGTTGTGTCATCAACAACACCATCATTACAGTTAGTACTTAAAGGAAAAAATGGTGTACCAAAAATAGTACTACCAGCCTCGTAGGACTTATTACCGGAAGGAGTCGTAAAGTCCGCTAATTCACCTAATTTATTTTCTGTACTTAATCTAGCAATTAATGGATTAGAATCATATAAATAAAATTGAGGAAATTGATCTGGCACGGGTGGATTAATTGGATCGTAATCAAATAAATCTCTAAGATTTGATATCGTGGAAACAGTTAAACCCTTTTGCGATGTTTGAAATTGCTTGTTACCTTCACCTATAGTGTACTGAGTATTAGCGGTATTGTTTGTTGGAACTTTGTTTGTGTTTATTACTCTTGGGAATAAACGAACTGAACTTCTAAATTGTTTTTGTTGCGGTCCGACTTCTGTTAAATCTCTAGGTACTTTATTTATATTATCATTTAGCAAGACGGTATGAGATAAAGTGTTTTCATTTTCATCACCATTGTCTTCAGATGTTTTAGGTTGTCCAGCTATAACACCGGGAAGATATACATTGTAGTAATCTTGTTCTGTTTGTTTTACAACTATCTTGTAAGAATACCAACCTAAAGGATTATAATCAGAACTTGTTTTGTCTCCGTTATATATACCAGGCCAATTAGTTGATGGGTTAGGATCCGCTGGACCTATAGAAGAATTTAATATAACCTTTAAAGAATCGCCTGGAAAAGTTTCGGTTTGAAGTGAAGCATCTCTATACGGTAAATATAAAGTCGATCCACCATAATTAATTCCACCTGATTGTACATTGTCATCAGCATTAGATAATATGACAGAAGAAGATCTTCCGTATCTATCTGATAAAACAAAACCAACTTGATAATTTCTATTTTGCTTTAAAGTACTGTTAGGATATTCTACGATGCTAGTGGTATTAGTTACTTCATTAGCACCTGTATTCACAGCGAAGGCACTTTTAAATGTTGCTGCTAAATTATAATCTAATGACTCTGGAGAAGTGTGTTTGTTTTGATAATTACCGTAAACAATTCTATTACTTGTAACTTCTTGAGCTAAAGCTTTAACAGGTACTTTGTCGTACACTCTAGTTAATTCTGATGGCGGAAGAGTTTTCCAAGGTTTAGTAGAATTGTAAGAATAATTATAAAAAGTAGATGTTCCCGTTAGTTGATCTGATGTTATAGTATCTACTAGTTGTATAGATAAATTTCCAGATTCTTTATATATAATATCTATTTCATCAATATCTAAAGAACTACTAATAGTACCGGTTGTTAAAGAAGCACCAACTTCGTTTAATGGCATAGGAATTATTAACTGTATTTTATCTACTTTATTTTCCATAAACTGAACAACTGTACTTTGTAAAGCATCGTTCATATCGTTTATGTTATCCGAAGCATCATATAAAAAATAACCATCTTGTTTAGGTATAAAAGCTACTTGAGTAAAAGGAGCTAATAAAGAGTATTCTCCGTCTTTAAATTTAAACCTATAAGAAAATCTAATAAACTTGTCATCTAATAACTCTGTATCACCAACAAAATTAGAATCATAATAAGGATTGTTACTAGTGCCATCGGGTAGTTTTTCATCACTAACATTTTGCATAGTAGTTTGATAGCTATTTATAGCTTGATCTGTTGATGGTGCCGTAAACTCACTAGCTATGCTAGATGTTATTTTTTGATAAAGCTGTATTGGTTGATATGGGTTAATTTTAGCTACACTTATTGTATCTTCACTGTCATAAGGATTTCCATATCCAGCCGCTATTACTGTATTAATTTTTCTAGGTTGATTTCTATTGTCAGTAAAAAATAAAAAATCTTCTAAGACATTTATACCGTATATTTTATTTTGTGTAGAAAAATTTAAAAAAGCACCTTCTACAAGTTTAACAGATGTACCACTTAAAACATCGTATCTAAATATATAATTTTTAGCCGTAGTGCTATAAGTGCTACCTGTGTGGTTAGTTAAAAAAACATATATAAAATTATTAATCTCATCTACATAAGTACCTATTGTTTTTAAAGTACCTGATGGCAAAGAAACTAATAAAGAAAAATCTACTTTAAGCTGATTACCTAAAACGTTTTCTAAAGCACCCACATCTGCTCCTTCAGATCTACTAATCTGAGCGTTTATTGCATTTCTGTATTCTCCTGACGGAACAAGTCTTGCATCAAGATCTTTGTTCATTTTAGAAGCTATAAAAGCATTTTTAACTTCAGCCATTTAATTTAATGTTTTAACCATTTAGACTTACCTCTCATTACTTGAACTATCTCATCAAGTTTAATATTAGATAATCTTATTTTTGCATTTCTAAGCTTTGCACTTTTTTCTCTTTTTAATCTTTGTACTATATATTCTGGTTGACCAATTCTGCTAGCTATTACAGCATGTGTTATATATGAATACATAGCATCTTCAGCTAGCTTAGGTACTCTAGTGTCCATATCAGTAGCTAAACCATCTGATATATATTCAAATATAATTAACTTATCTTTTAAGTTACTCGAAAAAGAAACCTTACCTTCTCTTTCATTCATGTTAAACCAACCATTTACTTGACTAGTCTGTGGTTCTAAACCAAACATTTGTCCCCAGCTACCGCCAAAGAAATCACCACCATAATCCCAATTATAAGCCCACATTTCATTAGTAAAATTGTTTGAATTTAAATCACCGTTGATTAAACCAATATTACTATTATGCCACCTTTCTTGTGTTTGAGAAGTTCCTTCAACATCATTACCATAATTATCTTGTGTAGGTATACCTGATGAGTCTTGTATTTGAGTATTGTAAGGACTTGTAGTTAAGTTATTTGTTGGGTATATAGGTCTTAAAACACCTAGTTGATCAACCCACGAAAGCTTAACGTAATTAACATAATCCTGTGGTAAAACTAAAGTTAAACTATTTGGTATTGATAATTCAGAAGATTTGATACTCTTTAAAGTATCATAGCTAAATTCTTGTATAGCTCTTTTTGCGTGAAAAATAATATCAGTTCTTTTTACATCTAATATAAGTTTTCCCTCACCAACAAAGGCTACTATAAAATTATTTACAATATCCTGCAATTTTACATATTGATAACCTCCATAGTTATCTTCAACTGTTTGACCAAAAGCTTTTTGATCAACTGTATTGCCATACTTACCACCATCTAGTATTTTTAATTGTACTACTATGTAGTCAGAACTTGCTGTAGTAAATGTTATATCATTACCATTAACAGTATAATTAGTTGTTTTTTCTGTCCAACTTCCTGGAATTGCACTCGAACTAGTGTATATCTTAAAATTATTTAACGCATAGTTTTCTGTACCAGGCGTAGAATCATAAAAAATTAAATCAGTGTTAAATGTGGTTTTTAATACTTGACCAGCAGTGTTAGTACCTTTAAAAGGTTGAGTACCTTGAAAGTATTGTTGACCAGTTTCCTGTATAAGTCCGTCTTGCGGTTGAGGTTTGATTACGCTACCTGCCATGATTTATTATGATTTAGAGTTTGTTTCTTCTGCTTGAATTGCTTGAGATGCTATTTGTACTACTTGAGGATCTCTAATAACAACACCTGCATAAGCTAATATTCTTAATATAACCTCTGTTTGTTCTATATTAGATAATTCAAATTGAGTTGACAAAGATTTATTATAAATGTATTGACCTAAAGTTCCAGTGGTAAAGCCCCACACAACATTATTAGGTTTTCTTATATAACTTACGGTCACGTCACTAGCTGTTGTTATAGATTCAGGATAAACGTATATATGTTGTTGACCTGTGTCATCACCGCTAGTTCCAATAGTGGACTGCTCATATGTATAAATAGGGAAAGTTTCGGAAGGTTTTGTTATTGGGGATAGGTTTAAATAAAGAAGTTCGTTTCTATCAACTCTTTGTATTTCTTTATCTTTAAATATAACAGTACCGATCCTATGTGTATTTGACGGGGGAAGAAAGTATAATGATGTATTAACAGAAGTCACTGTAGCTGTAGCTAATGTTCCCGGACCAGTAACACCGATAACATCTCCCACGCTATAACCACTACCACCATTATTTGCTGTTATGTTTTGTATAGCACCAATACTAGGTGAGCTTAATTTTATAGTACATTGAGTACCTGTTTGCCCAGCTTGTACTATAGTTAATATTTCGTTGCCATTAGCATAACCTGTACCGGGTTGGTTTATTGTTATACCAGTAATATTACCTGAAACCCCAACACTGTTTATATTCACTGTTAAGCCAGTTCCACCACCACCTGTTGTTGTCGCTAAGTTTATACCGTTAGTATAGTTTTGACCCGCATTTATAACTGAAAATCCTGGAACTACAGTTTCAATATCAACAGTTAAACCACTACCAGCACCCACATCTGTGGTAGCTCTATTTGTTGCTCCTGAATAGCCAGATCCAGCATTAGTTATACTTAGTGATCTTACTAATCCTACAGGAACACTTGTTGTTGTACCAAATTGTTTAAATATAGATATTGCTGTATTATAATTTCTTTGTCTATTAACGTATTCTGTGTCAGTCTGTGGTATTCTTAATAGTTGATTATAATCCTCAAAATAGTTTTCGAATATTTCTAACTGTACTTGTGTAGCTAATTTATTAAACTCATCAGGCGTTATGTATCCTCTTTGTTCTTTATTTAAAATAGACAAGACAGTTGTGTATACTGTATTTACGTTAATTGCCATAAGTTATTATTGTATTAATATTAGGTGACCACACAAGTGATCACCTATTATTATAATCACTTGTTAATTTATTTTTTTATCTATAGATTTATATATCTCTACACCTTCATCAGTCTTTAAATATGCAGCAAAAGCTGAATATGGATTTTCGTCAAAAGGAACGGTCATTAATTTTTTACCGTTGGAACCCCATGTGAAAGTTCTTTGATCTGCAGATAATTTAATTATGTTTACTTCAGTTGCTTTAATAGCAAAATTTCTAAGTTGAACATTTTCATCGTTAGCTAAAGCTAAGAAAGTGCTTGGGTTTTGTTTAGCAAATAGAAGTAAATCTCTTTTAATTTCTTTTGAGTTCATTTTACTTACTTGACTACCAAGTTCTACTCTTAATATAGCTTCTTGATGTTCTATATCCATTTGTTTAGCTGAGTTTAAAGCATCTATTTCTAACTCAATATTAGCTAACTCATCTATTGCAACTTCAACTTTATCGTGTTCTCTATATATACCATTTAATAAAGGGTGATATAGTGATAACATTTTTTGTAAGTTCTGTTGATTTTTTTTAACAGTTAAAACACCATCTTTAAAAGTTATGTGACCCATAGTGGCTTCACCTAATTGTTCATCTACGAAAACAGAGGATTGGTTCGTTGCGTAACGCAGCTCTCTTTGCATTCCTTTTTGCTCGTCGTAAAATAATAAAGCGTGTTTTTTTGTATGCTTACTAGGTATAGTTAATGTCAACGGACTTTTGTTACCCGTTAAATAATAATGTCTATCCTTTATTTCCCAGCCTTTTTCATGACTAGGTAATTCTTTAGTTTTTTTCATAATATAATATAATTAAATAATTTTAATAAGGGTAATAATTACCCCCGTTAATACAACGAGGGTAAGAATTACATTTGTTGAATCAATTAGATCCCTTTGAATAATACAAAGTTGTTTCTAGCTTGAGTTACTAAACATCTTTCAGATAAGAAGTTTACCTCCATTGCATCTAATGAAGATGTGAATGCACCACCAACTGAACCAGTTAACCATGATTTCATTCTTCTGTCATCAGCTTGAGAAGCTCTATATCTTACATGTAAGAAAGGACGTCTAATGTTTGTACCTAAGATTTGGTCATAAACAGTAGAAGTACCTGCAGGAACTAATACTCCTTCGATAGAAGCAGGACCAGTCATTGCACCACGCGTTGAAGCGTCGTTTAAGTATTTCCAATCTGTTTTATAGAAATCATAAGAACCTCTTCTAAATCCAGAGAATCCTAAGTTTAATGCCATTTCTTCAGAGTTTTCGAATAAACCGAAAGCTACACCACCTGCAAAACCTCCAGAGATACCAGCTAACATATCATCAAAATCAAGAGCAGTGGCTCTGTTTAAGAATAACATGTTTTCTTCAATAGCTCCTTGAGTGTCAAGGTTTTTAAGAATGTCATCAAATGAATCTAAACCAGCAGCAGCAGTGAAACCTACTTCAACGTTACCGCCATTTTGAATAGCAGCAAATAAACCTTCAGTTCCAGGATTAGCAGCTGGTACACCAGCAGCGCCTGCGTTAAGTTCACCTTCAACCATTGCCATTTCTAAGTAATCTTCAAATCTTAGTCTTGTTTCAGACTCAGCTTTTAGATACCATAAATAACCTCCAGTTCCATCTTCAGTAGAAACTTCTACCCAACCGATCTGAGCAGTGTCAGAACCATTGATTGTGTATTGGCTTCTTAAGATTATTGGAGAGTTAGAAAAAGTAGTAAATGCAGGATCAACAGTAACCATAGGGTTAGCAGCTGAAGCTCCAACGTTAGCGCCTTGAGGAGCATTTAACGTACTACTTCCTTTTTGAAAGTCAGAACCATATACAAAGATCTTAACTGGATTACCGTTAGCAATACCGCTAGCAGCAAGGTTAGCACCTTGGTAAGGTTCAACTATTAATCTTCCTGGGTTACCACCACCACCGGCAGCGCGTGTGTCAGAAGAAGTAACTAAACATTTTACTTCGTTTCCAAAGTCATCCATTACAACAATAGTTGATAGTGGAGAAATAACGTTTAGTACTGGTACAGCAGCGTTAGCAGCTGTAACAGGGATTGTGATAGTTGCAGCAGCACCGGCAGCACCAGCAACTGTACAGTTATCGTATGAAATGTGTAGTCTGTTTTGTTCAGACCAAATAACTTGATCAGATGTCATCGGCATTTCTGCTCCAACCATACGTAAAAATCCTGATAACGTTCTGTTACCATATCTTTCTACCTCTTGCTCATAAAGCTCAGGTAAGTATTGTTGTGCGAAATCGTTCGTGCCATTGTCAAATTGTAGATAATTACTCGCAAGAGTTTGTTGAGCTTGCGATGGTACTATCGAACCAAATTGAGGAGTTAAAGCCATAATTTGTAATTTTAATTAGTTAAATTTTTTTGTTTTGATTTTTAATTTTGATGAATCTAAACCACTAATTGATTTTACTTTTAACCCGTTTATAAAAACATTTCCATCAGCAACTTGCCTCGGTCCGTCTTTTGAAGGATTTTTAGAGCTACTAATAACATTTTTAATGCCATCAGCTTTCCCTTGTTCATAAAAATGATGAGCTAGTTTATCAGCGTTCATCGCAGCATACATTGCTTTATGATACCCTTTTTGATCTACAATTTGACCTTCATCATTAGAAAATCTACTAACAAAGTTTTGTACATCAGATTGAGTTTCACCAACCTTAACAGGGTCTTTTACTCCATATCTAAATTTTTTATCTCCTACGTTAAAATCAAAACCTTTGAAGTCTGAAGAAAATAATTTTTTAGTATTGTCTCTAAAATCACCATGTAATTTAGTTGCAAGCTCTTGTTGTTGCTTATAGTTGTTGTAAAAGTTTAAAGCTTCTTTTTGTTCTCCAGTGGCACTTGGTTTCAACTTGATTTCCTCGTAATATTTACTTTTTGAACTTTCTAAATAGCTTTTAGCTTTTGCAACTTCTTCTTTATATGCAAGTTTTTTCTTACGAATCTCTCTTGCTTCGTCCACATCTTCGTCAAAGTTAAAAGCATCTTCCATTAGAAAATTTATTTCTTCTTGATCTAAATGTGGTTTTGTTTTTTTATAATACTCACTTAATAGCTGTGCACTATCAAGAGATGAGTAATCTTTATTTAATGCTACATAATCTTCTACTGTACCACCAGTAGATTCCATGAAGTCAATTAATTTTTCGATGTTTTCAGGTAAAGGTTTATTAAGAATTTGTTGCTCTTGTTTAGCTTCAACAATCTCTTTTTTAATCTCTTTTACTTTATCTTTATCTTCTTCTATTATTTCTTGGATTGGTGAAGACTCTTGAGCATCTTCAGTGGACTCTTGTACTTGTTTGTCCACTTTAGTGCTATCTCCGGCTTGTTCGCCCACATCCACTTTCTCTGTTTCTCCGATTTGAATGGCATCGTCTTTAGGTATATCAACCTTAACAACATCAGGAACTACTTCCCCTGTTGCTTCTGGTTTAGTTAAATCTACTTTAACGGGATCATTATTGGTAATCCCTAATTTTTTAGGTGTTTTCTTTTTTAATTTAAACTCACCTTCCTGTTTAACAGGTTCATTTGTTTTTGTTTCTGACATGATATAATATAATTAATTGTTAAAATTTAAAATCCTTCACCAACTTGTGATTGTTGAAAGTCGATAGGAAGTAGATCATTTTGTCTTTGATCTATTAATTGACTTTGTTGAGAACCTTCCATCTTTATTCTTTTATCTTTACGATCTTCTATTTCTTGTTCTTTTAAAGTTTTAGTTTGAGCTTCAATCTCAGCTAATTGCCTATCGTATTCGAATTGCTGAGCCATCAAATGCTTTTTACCTTCTAGCTCTACTTGCATCCTTTGTATTTCAAACTGAGATTTTGCATTTTCTAAATTAACGTGTTGCTCAGTCAATGCTTGTTGTTTTTGAACCTCAGCTAACGCAGCTTGCTCATTTGTTTTAGCATTTGCTTGAGCCTGCATTTGTATATTTGCTTGAGCCGCTGCTTGATCTCTTTTGTATTTCTTTTTTCTTTTTTGTTTTAAGAGTTGATTAGCTAACTTTAGATTTTTTATTTGTCTAACATCAATAGCATCTTCTAAATCAATGCCACCAGATTGTAATGCGATCTGTATGTTTTGTTCTAATTGAGCTTTTTCTTCTGTGTCTGGCTCTAGTTCTAAAAATATACCAAAGTCATGTAAGTTTAGATACTGTACTTCTCTTAATGTTTCTACATTATAAAGAGATATACTTTCAATTAAGCTATTAGCAGTTAAAGGAAAGTTTAATACATCAGTTATTTTTAGTGATATGTTTTCACATATACGTAAAGCTATATATAAACTAGCGTTGTTTATATGTTTTGTAGCTATGTTAGATTGGTTAGCTGCCATTTTAGCTAAACCAACTAACGCGTCTTTATCAGGCATACTACCGTCACGAGCCTCATTTAATCCCGTGACATCTCTTATCATTTGTAAGTAATACTGATACGTTTGTATTAGGGATTGTAGTTTAGCTCCAGAGGCTGACGTCTGTAGTTCTTGTATAGGTACTTTACCTCTGTTGGGATCTCCATCTTGAGTAAGTGATCTACCAACTATACTACCAGTTTGGAAATACATATTTAATGCTTCAGCTGGGTTATAGTTTGTCCCGTTACCTAAGTCTACTTCAGCTAAACCATCCATATCTAAAAATACACCATCTGGCACCATACGTGCTAAAACTTGTTGCATTTTT